AAATACTGCCCTAAATTTGGGTTTTGCCGGAGTCGACGACCCAGTTGAATAAAGTATGGAGCGATAGGGCTCAAATCGTCGACGAATATCTGCGAGGCTGATTTCCCCGATATTGTCGATGTCAAGGGCGGCCCACCGACCCCAGTACTCGACGTTCGCATTAGCCCGGGTGGTTCCCTCCGTATAAATTGCCGGTGAGATAAGTTCGGCACCCCCATACTGGCCCTTCTCAGGCTTGTAAGTAGGTCGATTTGATAGGGCCTCAAAGGTTGCCCCAAGCTCTCCGAAAGAAGAGAAAACCATTCGCTTGTCGGTAGCGTTGTCATAGCGAGACCGGAATATTGTGAGCTCAGTCGTCTGAGCTACCGAGGACTGAGTAGTCGATTTCGGTGAGTCTTCCATGGTTGTGCTCATGGCTTGGGGCCTTCCATCCTTCAGGTTTCATCAGATCCGGGAGGCCTAGGGGATTGGGCCGGCTTGGGTTGACCCCTGCCTGCTTGGCCATATTGGCCTGTTCGACCACGGACCAAGCCTTATCAGCGTCGACGTCGAAGAGGTCGAGGGTGCCAATAGCGACCACGCAAATATCAATCAGGGCATCAACGATTTCTTCGGCATTGCCGATCTTCAGGTTGTCCTGGAGCTCTGTAAATTCTTCTTCGATGAAGTTGACCCGGAACTGCAGAAGCTGGGCCATCTGTCCTGGCGTGAGGTCTATGATCTTCTCGAAGAAGCCAAACTTCTGGTGCATCGCATTGACGCTAGCGAGCCAGTCGGATGCGTGACGCTTGGCGGTATTTTCTCTGTGCATGGGGATCCTAGTAGTTGAAGAGGCCTTCCAGGGATGAGGTAGGCTCGGTGGTCCATCCAATAGCTGTGCAGATCAGCTCAAGCGGATCAACAAAGGTCTTTTGGAATTGGGTGTCCCGGTCGATATACTTGATGATGTCGAGCTCTCGGGGTAGAACCTCTGGAAAGCCGATGATCGACTGACGCAGCGGATTGGGAAGTTTGAGATGGACGTACTTAATCTTGTCCCCATCAATAATTAACGGGAAGCGATCTTGTAGACTATACTCTGTTATGGCTCGATTGTAAACGGTCGCGGCCCGACTATTTTGCGGGGTTCCCTTGGGCACCGTTCCGTCATGGGTGGTATACTTGGTGACCTCGCTAACCCCGCGTGGCGCGCCGATCAGCTCAGGATCTAGGGCATCGAACTCGGCGCGCTTGGCAGCGATGAACTCATGGAAGCCATCTTGTTGGCCGTCCATGATAATCTTGAAGGACTCTTTGAGCCACTTGCGAGCGATTTCTGGGGTCGAGGACTTGATAGCCTCGATGCCCATGATCTTGAGTTTCGGCTCAGCATAGCGGACCTTAGACTTGTCCAGCATGTTCAGCGCGTATTTCTTCTTGGCGGTCCAGAAGCCCCGGTCTGCAATCACCTCGCGCTGCATATCCATTCGCTGCAGGAACGAGCCCATCTTGACATGAAGCTGGTCATAGGCAACCGCTTGAGCAGGCTTCAGAACCTGATCGCAGAAGCTATCCATGAAGTCGACCAGGGGCATGCCTTCCGGGCACTTCTTAGCAATGTCCGCAAGGCCCAGGTAGAGGGAGTCGGTGTCGATCGCAATGACGTAGTCCTTCTGGCCTGCGGCTCGACATAGGATGTCGTTGGTCGCCTTCTCGGCGGTCAGAATCGCCAGTTGCCCTGAGAGGGTGATGGCCTCTGCCATACGCAGGTCATAGTAGCGGAAGTACTCAGAGCCGCAAGCACCATAGAGTGAGTTGAGGAGAATCTTGATCGCCTGCTCAGCGTTCTTGAGCCTGGTGATCTCTTTGTCGATAGTCTTGTGGGCTTCTTTGTCTTCCTTCGGAAGGGCCTCCTTGCGCTGTTGCGCATCGACCATCAGGACCTTGACCGCCTTACGGTCGTCGTAGTAGCCGATGATGATCTTGGGTAGGAAGCCCTGGAACTTCTTGGTGAAGCCGACCCCGTTAGCCGTAATCGAGTACTCAGTCTCGTTGACCCAACCGTCGAGACAGGCTTTGACATTGAGACCAGGCTCGACAATGCCGACAATGGTCTCCGGGCTCATGTTATACTGAACGATGATATTCGGATAGAGAGACGCGAGGTCAAAAGAGCACACCCAGTCGTGAAGGCCAGTCTGAACCGGCTTGACATAGGCACCCTCAAAGTGGCCGCCATATTTGCGAACCCGAGGCGGAACCACCACATGCTGGTCTGCCAGGTTGCGATAGATGATGGTGTCCCAGATTTTTGTGGTGCCGAAGGTATCCTGGAAGTTGACCCCTGCCCTGTAGGCGGTCTGCATGACCAGGTCAATAAGGCCGAGCTTCTCATCCAACTGGTCGATCAGCCTGCAGTCCTTGATGTTATAGTCCACATATTTCTGTGGATTGTTGTCCCGCAAATCGTGCAGGCCGGTGTACTCTTCGTAAGAAAGTTTCCGTTCGCCGAGCACCGCGTAGGCAATATGGTCGAGCTTGTAGGACTCCTGTTCAGGATACGCGTAGGCGAACTTCTTGAACATGTCCATGTAGTCGAGCTGGACCACCCCGAGCATCTCGATGGTCTGACGCTCTTGGCCCTTGACCACAAAGCCGCCCTTATCGATCTTGCCCCACGGACTCAGCCTCTTGGCGTAGCGTTCGCCCAAAATAATACTGATCCGATTGACCAGATAAACGATGTCGAAGCCACGCGAGTTCCAGCCGGTGACGATGTCAATGCCTTCGGCCTGCCACCAGGCCACAAAGGCCAGAAGCATGGCCTCCTCGCTCTCATAGCGAGTTCCGGTGACCGAGATATTCTCGAGCTCACACTTCTCGGCGGTCCAGTCAAGGGTGGTGAAGACCCAATAGTCGTTATCACGAGACCTAATGGTCATCGAGTCGATTGGCCACAGAGCCTTCTCTGGATCAGGGAAGCCATCACGCCGATCGACCTCGATATCGATCGGGGTCGCGTGGACCAGGGATGGATCGAACTGGACCTCGCCCGGGAATGCTTGATGGAGATATTGGGCCACATAGTCGGTGGTGCCGAACACCATCGGCTCGTCGACCATCTCATAGGACTTGTTAAAGTCACGCGCGTCGCGCATGGTGTCGAAGCTATAGCGCTTCAGTTGCCGACCGTCGAGGGCTCGATAGCCTCCGTCAGCATCCGGGGTGAACAGCTCAGGGCTGAACGGAATTTTACGCTGGACCGGCTTGCCGTCCTCGTAGCCACGGTAAAGCAGGTTGTCGCCCATACGAGCAACGTGGGTGTAAAATGTTTGCATGAGACATTATATTACGGCTAAGATAGGCGTGATACCGCCAATGAAAGGGCTAGTCTTTATCTTGCGGTTTGCCAATTGTGTATTTGGCCTTCAGCTCCCACTGATCCTTTTGGCTATGCTTGATGATCTTGATCTGGCGCAGAGGCGCGCGCTCGGTCGGATCCGGATAGCCTCGATAGAGGGTCACCAGGCCCCAATCAGCCAAGAGGGTCGCGATAGTATTCCGACGCTCCAAATCATTTTGGGTTAGGTTAGCACGTTTACCGTCCAGGAGGAATAGCTCCTTGAAGTGGACGATGAAGTAGCGCCCCTGCTTGTGCAAGATATGGCAACTCTGGAACAGGGTATTGCTGGTCTCAGAGGCAGCGCCAATGCGGGTCAGGGTCTCTTTGACCTTGAGAAAATCGTCGGGTTCGAAAAGTGTGACCTCCAACATCGAGGCTGGGGTCCAAAGGGCGGGGTCGGTCGTCATAATATGTCCACGTTGTGTATGAGTTACAGTACGCGGATACCTATCAGCGTTTGCCACCTCGGTCCAGAGCTTTTTCGATCTGCTCCAGTTGGGCCTTGCTGAGAATCGGCAGTACCTCTAACGCTCGGGCGTCATTGTAGCCAAAGTACTCCTTCACCATATCGAGTTCGGGCGGAGGCTTTTCGGCTTTGATCCAGGGGGTGTAGCCCTTGGCAGCTGGAACCGTGGCCAGCATGAATGCGTATTGTTGGTCCGGATCGATATGATGCATCTCGTTCATCATGGCGGCCGGGGTCAGTGCGTCAATCCGAAAACTGAGCGACCGATTGATTAGGAATGGCCGATAGTCCTTCGCATCGGCGCCGTTGTCGAGGAGATTCTCCTTCGACCGATTGATAGTTTTGAGAAACTCGAAAGGACTGAGACTCATGGACTACTTTTCCTTCTTTGACTATCAATATAGTGCCAGCGATCAGAAGTAAACCGAAGGCACCGACCGCCCACCGGGCACTTTCGTCGCCGGTGAAAAGATCTACTAAGGCCACAATGAGAAAATAGACGCAGGCAACCGCGAACATAGAGACACACACCAGAACAGTCACCGGATCGACCATGTAGAGGCACTCGGTCATCAGATGAACTCCACTCCGCGCATGATTTCAGTAAGGCAAGCGGTCATGTTGATCTCCTGATCGGCTACAAATGCTCTCTTGTAGTCATACTCTGCCAGCGTTACGATTAGAACCGGCCGAGACGTGGGTTTTACATGGGTGTCCATGGTATCATAGAGTTGGCGCATAACCACCGTTGGATCGACGTCCATATTGGCAACCCACTTGCGCATCGCCTTGAAGTCCTGGGTCCGAAGAGAGTCCAGGAGGGCGGCCATGCTCGCGCCCTGGAGGTTCTCAAAGATGCCGTCATCGATGGTGCCTGAGACCGCATAGCGCTGGCACTCATTGATGATCCGTCTCCAGTCCGGCGCGTGCCGTCTAACCATCTCGAGCAGGGTGCCCTGGGAATACGCGACCCTTTCGATATCGAGGATGGTGACCAACCGCTTGTAGAAGGCAGCTGAGCACTCAGCGATTTCCTTGGTGCTCAGGTTGAACTCGTAGACCGCGCATCGGGAGTGCAGTGGCTCGATAATCTTGGCCTTGTAGTTGCAGGTCATGATGAAGCGACAGTTGTCCGAGAACTCCTCGATGAAACCACGCAGCGCAGGCTGGGTCGACCGAGGGTTCAGGTAGTCTGCCTCGTCAAAGAGGATCACCTTCTTGGATCCAGTCAACGAAACGGTGGACGCATACGAACGAACCCGATCCCGGAGGGTGTCGATGTTCCGATCATCCGAGCCGTTGACCATGATGAAGTCAAAGTCGAGCTCTTTGCACAGGGCCCAGGCGACCGTGGTCTTACCGAGGCCTGGGCCGCCAGACAGGATCATGTTGCTGATGTCGCCCTTGGTGACCATATCCTGGAAGGTGCCCTTGAGGCGCTTTGGCAGGATGGTGTCCTTGATCAGGGCTGGCCGATATTTCTCGACCCAAAGTATGCTGGTGTCCATTGTTACCTCAATAATCTAGAAAGTTGGCGTACGTAGTCGCCTCACTGTGGGCATCATATACCGCCTCACATTCGCTGTAAAACTGAGGGAGGTCAATTACACCGTCCCAGAGTCGGTCTTCAATTTTGCATAGGGCAGCTTCAATTTCGCTTAGGGTCATTCTTGGTAGCCCGGGACGCCTGGGGTCTTGTCCTCGCGGATGCCCTTCTTGAGGACTACCGCTCGTCCAGCAGGGGATAGAAATCTAGCGTCAAAGCGGGCTGACAGAAGGGACCAGGCCTCGTCATCGCTTTCGAATGTGCCAGAGAACCATCCCCTGAGGTAGTTGCCTAGTTCGTAGTGAAACATCAGATTTCTCCTCAAGGTCACTTTAAAGCAGGCAGGTTCCGTTGTAAACTAGAAATCTCCTGGTGCGACCTGAATGCAGTTGACCCCGCGCTCGCGGTAGGCCTTGACGATGCGGTCCCGGTCCTCAAAGA